GTCATGTTCGCGATCTAATATCTTCAGAGGTACTGACACGTTCGTGAGACTCCTAATTTCCATCCTTTGCAGATCTTTATTATATCTGACTGGGAACATAACGGTATTTTCCCATTGCGTATAAAACGCAATGAATTTACTACCGATATTGGAAGCGGGAAGGCGTAGTACTAAGCGCTTTTGAATAGACTCCAAAAACACAATAGCTGCTTCGCCGGTCTCGTTACTAAAAGAATCGCTCAATAAATTCGCGAATTCTACGAACGAGTCGAAGTCCAGTGAACGACAACGAACCGGATTGACATTATAGCCTTTGTAATAATCGCCACCGCAGGATTCTTTAAAGAACCCAGACGTTAAGCTTTTATCAACATTGACAATAAGTCCATACGATTCGAGTGCTGTCATTACAGATTCAGAATATTCTTTATCTACAATGATGTCGTCGCCGTACACCCACACTCGAGGTGCAACTGTCTTGGCAATCGAATAGAATATTATCGCCTCTATGGGGAAGCATAAAGCTGAACCCATAGGTGCGAATTTATTTAATTCTATTTTACAACCAGGTAGTTGCACTGTCGCTGACCGTGTTGCCTCAAGGGCGACACGCCATTCATGGGGGACCACGTTTTTAACGAGTTCCCATGAGACCATATCCGAGGCATCCTTAAGATCAATAGTGGCAAAACTGTCATCTATAGATCCTTTGTATGCTAAACGTTGATTAATCGACTGATCGGTGAAATTGATATATCCCTTAGCGGGAGACTCCTTTTCAATCCAATCATAGATTTTATGCATAAGCCCCTTTTGTATGAACATTCGTTCATGGGGTTCCATGCAAATAATACGTGGTCCTCTTGCATCCTTAGGAACAAGAGTGACCTTGGAAGATGGTTCGGCCGTTATCGTCTCATGATGAGACGACCAAGTATCACAATGATACTGGGTATTAAAGAAGTAGCGTGGAGAGTAAACTCTCATAAGCGACGGAATAAACCGACGTACGACGCGCTTCTCTATATTTGTGTAGCCATCAGCAGTTGCTCCGGAACTATGTCTGGGCCTTATATCCATTGGATCATCAGGTAAGCACTCATGAACACTCTTTTTAAGAGATTCTATTTGTGCTTCAGAGAAATCGGTTTTAACCAATTTATCTGTCTCAATAAATTTATAATAAGCGTCTTCCATTTGACTTTCGTCAAGAGGAAACTCAAATTTATAAAATAAGTAACATAAAGTTCGGAGTTCTTTCACAAGTTGTACATCAAAGTTTTCTCGTATAGTTCCATCGCTATGAAAAATAGCAATGAAGTATTCGTAAAGGAAGATAGGTAACATAGTTCCCTTTTTCTTCTTACGTGTTGAAATATCAACATCAAGAAAACCTGTACTTAGACCTCT